GGATCAACTGTATATATGCCTTTTGCAACTCATGCAGAATATGAAGCTGCTAAAAACAATCGACTAGAGGAATTTTATGCAGCTCAAAGGCGTGACCAGGGATTTAATGAGCAGATGGATTTAAATTCTATGGAAACTAAAGAAGATACTTATAAAGATTATCCGCAAGGTGCTACTAATAATGCCAGGAGGATGCTAGAATGGAGAGAGAAGTATGGCAGAGATGAGGTAAAAGGTGGGACTGCTGTAGGATGGCAGAGAGCAAACCAGTTAGCTAATAGAGAAACCATTAGTTTATCAACTGTAAAAAGAGTTAATAGCTTTTTAGCACGCCATATAGAAAACGCTAAAATAGCAGATGAATTTAAAGATACGCCTTGGAAGGATAAAGGTTATGTAGCTTATAATCTCTGGGGGGGTGCTGCTATGGTATCCTGGGCAAAAAAAATAGCGGAAAATGAAGGGTAATGCTAAAAAAAGCAAAACAATCCTGGAAGGATAACTTCGATAAGGTTCTATCTATTTCAGAATCAAAAGAGTTTGCAAAGGTTCGTAAATATTACGATGACCAATATAGGCAAGCTATTGATGGATTTTTAAAAATGAATAAAACCACTGGGTTTGATAACCTATTTAGAGTGGCGGATATAGCAGACATTTATAGCCAGATATATGTAAACATTGGAGTTAAGTTCGCAAAATGGTATGCTAAAAATTTTGATAAAGTAGTTTCAAAACAAACTGATGTCTCTGGCTATACAGATATATGGGCGGAAAGGTTTAACAGTGTAAGTCAACAAATAGCAGCCGAAAGGGTTACACTTGTTTCTGGAACTGCAAAAGCAACTCTTGTAAAAGTATTCAAACGACTTTCATCAGATCCAGAGTTTATGGTTATGAATGAGAGAGAAGCCAGCAGAATATTACGCCAGAAGTTCGGACAATATTCTAAGAGCCAGGCAGAGAGATTAGTAAGAACAGAAGCTACAAATGCTGCAAACTTTGCTACTCTTCAAAGCGCTACTGATATGTTTGGACAGGAGAATTTACAAAAGGAATGGATGACCGCTTTAGATGGCAGAGAAAGACCAGCGCATAGAACAGCTGATGGACAAATAGTTGATTTTAAAGAAAGGTTTACAGTAGGTGGTGAATTACTATTTAATCCTGGAGATCCAGCAGGAAGCGCTAAAAATGTAATTAATTGTAGATGTTCTACAGCGCCATTTCCTAAACCAGATGCTCAAGCTGCAGGAACTATAGAAGGATTTGGAGTTAGACCTCCAGTATCTATACCAGGAACTAAACCGCCAAAACCTCCAACTGGTAGCGTTCTAAGGACACCTAAACCAGTTAGAGAGCCAGTTAGAGAAGTTATAGATGATTTGCCAGATGTTAAAACAGTTAAAGAAGCTAAAGAAGTGGCAAAAAAAATATTTAAAGATTCTGGAATAAATATAAGCACTATAACTATGTCAAGTGCTATGGACATGAAAACTGTAAATAAGTATGTAAAGCAAATACATAAATTAACAAAAAAATATAAAATAAATCATTCAGAAAACTTAAAATATCCAGTCACATTGAGATTTAAATCAACTAAAAGTTTTTATGGAGTTGTCACTAGATCTCAAAACATGACAGAATATTTTGCTGGTGAGGGATTTTCTTTGAGAAAAATAAATTTAGGCGATAAAACAGATTTAATTGAAAACAGAACTAGATTTAAAAGTATTGACAGTGCTAAAAAAACATTCAAATCTAGTGTTGATATAAAAAACAGCAAAATAGCTACGCTGACTCATGAATTTGCTCATATAATTTCCGATAGTAAATCAGTAATACATAAAGAGTTTTGGAATGAATTAAAACAAATAAAGCGTAATTATGCTGATGATTTAAAAAGATATATAGATAATGAAAATTATAAAGCATTTAATGACATCTATTTAGGTCAATATGCTAGCACTAACATGGATGAGTTTCTAGCAGAGGGATTTGCTGAATATGAACTATCATCTAAACCTAGTAAATACGCCAGATTAATTGGCGAAAAAGTTAATCAATATTTTAAAAAATGACACCAACTAATTTAATTTGCGAAAAATGTAAGCATTTCAAACCTATCTCTGGAGGGTGCAGCGCTTTTAAAGATAATATACCAGAATCAATAATATTAAACAACAAGCACGATAAACCACTGCCAGATCAAAAAAATAAAATAGTTTTTGAAAAAGGTCAGTCAGAGGAGGATAAATTTTTTAATTAATATATTTGCAATATGAATACAATCATTTATAAATCAACTCAGATAGGAGAGCTGCTAGATGCAGACACTTCTGCTGGAGTTGTTAAGGGATATGGATCTGTTTTTGGTAATGTCGACAGCGATGGAGATGTAATTAATAAGGGAGCATACAAAAAAACAATACAAGAAAACGCCAGAAGGGTTAAATATTTATATCAGCATGATATGGATAAGCCACTGGGGAAAATGGTAAATCTCGAAGAGGATGACAAAGGTTTAATATTTGAGGCGCATATACCTAAAACTCAATTAGGTAAAGATGTAGTCGAATTAATGAAAGCTGGAGTAATTACTGAAAATTCTGTAGGGATTCTGCCATTGCAAAAAGAAATGGGATCTGATGGGTATCGCCACTTAAACGAGGTGAAACTGTTTGAGATCTCAGCTGTAACACTTGCAGCAAATGACCAGGCAATGATTATGGATGTAAAAGGAAACGTTGATCCAGAAAAAATTGCTAAAAGATTCGATAAACTCGCTCAATTAATCAGAAAGGGAGAAATCTCTGATGATCTGGGATACGCCTTAGAGGCGGAAATACTGAAGCTAAAATCTATTTATGTTAATGTCACTCAGCCGACTGAGATACAAGTCACTGAGCCGATCGAGGTAAAAGCAGACAATAGCGATATATATAATTATTTGTTTAACACTCTAAAAAAATAATAATGGAGGATAATATTAAAAAAGAACTCGATCAAATAGGTAACATTGTTGACCAAAAAATCGAGAAAGCATTTAACCAGGCAAAAGATAACGCCAAAGGTGAAATGGAATCATCTCTAAAATCAGAGATTGATAATTTAACTACACAATATGTAGAGAAAAATGACGCTCTTAATAAGAGAATGGATGATATGGAGCTAGCTTCTAAGAAAACACTTTCTGGAGCTTCTCAGCAATCATTTAAGTCAGCTATCGAAGGCGCACTAAATGAAGGCGCTATCGATGCAATGACTAAAGGTAATTCTAATGCTGCTAGATTTGAGGTGAAAGCTGATATGTCTATAGGAGCTGATATTACTGGAGTAGTAGCTGGAGAAACTGTAGTCGATGCAATTAAGTTCGATCCTAGTAGATCAACTCACATTCGCTCTTTAATTCCTCAAGGTTCTACTGATGCGCAAACTATTAGATTTCCAAAAGAATCTGCTTATAGTGATAACGCTGCTGCAACTGCTGAAACTTCTGCATTTGGACAATCAGATTTTAATCTAGTTGCAACTTCTGTAAATGTCGAGAAAATCGGTACTTACATGAGAATAACTGGAGAAATGCTTGATGATGTTAAGCAGCTTACTTCTTATCTATCTGCTAGAGTTCCAGAGAAGGTTCTTTCTGTAGAGGATACTGAAATCCTTAATGGTGATGGATCATCTCCTAATTTAGATGGTTTATTTACTGATGGGACTGCTTTTACTACATCTTCTGGAGGTTTGTTTTATCAAGCGATAGAATCAGCTAATGAATTTGATGTATTAGTAGTAGCTTTAAATCAATTAGGTTTATTAAACTATCAAGCTGATAGCATTTTATTAAATCCAACTGATCTTCATAAAATGATTTTACTGAAATCTACTGCAAATGAATATTTGAGAAATCAGATTTTTAGCGGTATTCAGCCGACAATCAATGGAGTTCCTGTCACAGTAAATACTGCTGTACCTAATGGGAAATTTTTAGTAGGTAATTTACGTCAAGCGACTCAGCTTTGGATTCGTGAGAATCTAGCTGTAGAGTTTTCTAGAGAAGATAGCGATAACTTCCAGAAAAACTTTGTGACTGTCCGTGCAATGGAAAGAGTAGCTTTGACTAATTATCAGCCAAACGCTATTGTTCAAGGTACGTTTAGCACTGCTAAAACTGCTTTAGAAACTTCATAAGAAGCTGTATAGAGTAGATTAGCATAATGCTAAATTTGATTAAGAGGGTATCTTTTTTAAGGATGCCCTTTTTTTATTGTCTAGAAATAACTTTCCTCATATATTTGGAATTTCCAAATTAATTTGTAATTTCGAGGAAACAAACACTATTAAATATGAAAAATAAGATTCAAAAATTCAAAAAATCTGCTGACTACATTGTATTGACGGAAATATTTTCTAAAAAGAATATATTTTATGGCATATTATTTAATGTATGCATCATGGGAAGTATGTATGGTGCTTTAGAATTGTGGTTAATGTTTAAGTTTGGTTAATGTGGATTTAAAAGAAAAAGTGCGAATATTATTAATACTTGGATTTTTTGCCTGGGGGACTTCCTTAGGCATTAGATTCCAAGCAGCATGGGATGCTTTAGCTATGTATGTTTTAGGTTTTATAATAATGAGATATGACGAAAAATAAAACTAGCATTTACAATAGAGAAATAGATCCTCAAGAATTTTACCTTAATAGCATTCAAAATATTACTGGCAAAATGACTCCAGCAGATTATTACTATATTAGTGATAAGATCATGGATATATCAAACAGATTAGAATCGATAAAAAATAGATAAAAATGTCTTTTATAAAAAATAATTATATAGCTAGCGGCTACACTCCTCCAGATGATTACCAGGGGGGCTATTGCAGGGTTTGTGATAAACCTAGTTATGGCGATGATATTTGCAGTTCAGAATGCTTTAATGCATTTATGCTGTAAACTTTGTTTCATTTGTTTTAGTTGGTAACCCTAGGCGAAATACTGTCTAGGGTTTTTTTTGTAGCTTTGATTTCGTGGATAACAATCAGAGAGGATGCTTAGCAGAGTATTTTTTTGCTACTGAGTGCATGAAGCGAGGTTACCAAGTTTCTATGCCTTTAATGGATTCGTCTCTTTACGACTGCATTGTAGACACTGGAAAAAATCTTTTAAAACTCCAGATTAAATCATCAATTAAAACGCCAGATAATGATAGACATAATAGTGTACATATTCCACTGCAAAACAATAAACGTAAATACTCTAAAGAGAAAATTGATTACTTTGCTGTATGGTGCGAGTTTTTTAGCGGCTGGTTTATTTTTAAAAATAATGGAGAAATGCAATCAATTAGGGTATCATTAACAGGTAAGAATAAAAAATATTTTAATAACTTTGCATTTGAATAGAATTTTTTCGTTCATAGTTTGTTTGATTTGAAAGGCGCTTCCTACTAGGTGGCGCTTTTTTTTTATCTTTGCTTTAAATAATAAAATATGAAAATTAAAATTATTAAAGATGTCTATTCTGGTACTGGATGGCGTAAAGAAGGTGAGATAGTTGCGCTAGAAACAAAAGTAGCTAGACACTACATTCAAAAGGGTATAGGTATAGAATATAAAGAAGAGAAGGTAGCTAAAGAAACTAAAGAAGCTAAAACTCCAAAAAAAAGAATCACTAAATCTAAGAAATAATGCCTCAAGCTAAAATAACAGCTACTACTGGATCAGAGATAGTTACTGTATCTGATGCTAAAAACTTTATCAGAATAGATACTAGCGATGATGATACGCTGCTAGGCAATATGATTACACAGGCACGAATATGGTGCGAGAATTATATAGGTAAAGACATTGTAGCAAAAACCAGAAAATATTATTTAGAGAAAGCTAGCAGCAGGTTTGAAATACCATTTTCACCTATCGCCAGCATTTCATCAGTAACAGTTGATGGAGTTAGTTCTAGCTTTACTACTTATGGTATAAATGAAGATGTTATTGAACTAAATAATTTAGGCACAAATAAAGAGATTATAGTTACTTACACTACAGCTGGTTTAGATGATGCGCTTTTGCAGCAAGCTATTTTGCAGTTTGTTTCTAGTATATATGATAATAGAGCTGATTTCATCGTAATGCAGGGAGTTTCTTTTGTTGAAATACCTACTAATGTAGAGCATATTTTAGCTCCATATAAAAATGCTTTTATTTAATGGATGCAGGAAAATTAGATACTAGAGTAGAAATTAAAACTCTAAGTAAAACAGCTGATGGTTTTGGTGGGTTTACGTCTACATCTAGCGTAGCTGCAACAATATGGGCATATGTTAGAGAGGTAAAAGGAGACATACAAACTAATGAATATACAAGAGGCAGATATTTAGATATTGATATTATTATAAGAGATAAAACTTTTGACTCTAATAGCATAAATGAATCTACTATTTTAAAGATACAAAGTAAAGCTGGAGATTATAGAATTACTGGAATTTTTGAAGGGTTTAAAAATAAATTTGTTAAAATATCAGCAACAAAAAGAGATTAAATGCAGCTTAATAAAAAAGATTTAAAAAGGTTACAATTTCGCTTTGAAAAATTAAAAAGCATAGATAAAAATGTCTTATCTAGTGAAATAGGAAAAGGCGCTTTATTTATGGCTAGAGATATTAAAAAAGATGCGCCAGTTGATACTGGTAATCTAAAACAAAACATAAAAGCAGTAGTAAATAATAAAAAAGCAGAAATAAAATCTGATGCGCCTTATTCTGGTTTTGTAGAATTTGGCGGAGGTAAACCTAGGGGAGTAGGAGTTATTCCTTTTTTTTACCCTAATGTCAATAAAGGAATTAGGAAAATGATTGACAGTATAGATAAGAGAATTAAAAAATTACTAAATGAATGAAGCTATACATTTTATTAGGCAGAAGATTATAACACTTCTAACTGGCGCAATTACAGTAGACAGCAGTCAAGTACCTGTCTACAATAAAGTTCCGCAAAACGCTTCAGAGCCATTTATAAAGGTGTATTCTGTAGACACTGAGGAGATAGATGAAAATCAAACTTCATTTAATATTATTTGTACTACCAGGATTGATGTAGTTACTTCTTTTGTAGGAGATACTGGAGGCGAATTACAAGCAAACCAAATAGCTTCAAGTATAGTAAATATAATTAGGACTAGATCTAGCGGTTATTTTGATCTAAGCGCTAATAATTTTAATGTTTATACCAGTACTATAGATAAGATCAGATACCTGGAGGATGTAGACCAGGATAAAACATTTTATAAAGCGATAATAACGCTTGAAAATAGGGTACAAAAAACATCATAAATAAATTAAAATGAGATATATAAGCAAACATATAAGCTGGGGGGAGGCGATAAGGTCAGCGACAGCAAAGAAAAAAGAAATAGAAAATATTCCAGATGAATCGGCTATACAAAATATGAAAAAACTAGCAAAAAATATTTTTGAGCCACTTAGAGAATGGGCAGCAGAGCCAATAAAAGTAAATAGTTTTTATAGATCGCCAGAGCTTTGTGAAGCTATAGGATCTAAATCTACAAGCCAGCACACTGCAGGTCAAGCTATTGATATTGATGCTATGGGTGATAAAGCTAATGCAGATCTATTTCACTATGTAAAAGATAATTTAGATTTTGACCAGCTTATTTGGGAGCATGGGGATGATGATGAGCCAAACTGGATTCATGTTTCTTATGTAGGAATTAATGGTAATAGAAATAGAGTATTAAGAGCTGTAAAGAAAGGTAAAAAAACCACATACGAGTTATATGCTTAAAATGTTATTATCACTTATAGGGAAAAGTGACTCTGGTCGATCTAATATAGGAGGATTAGCTTTAGATATTAGAGAAGCCATTAAAGGCAAAGAGATGGATCCGCAGCGCCTTATAGAGCTGCAGGCAGAGATTAATAAGGTAGAAGCTCAGAGCCGCCACTGGTTTGTTTCTGCTTGGAGACCTTTTATTGGATGGATTTGCGGTTTTGCTTTTGGTTTCCATTACATTGCAATGCCTTTGCTTATAGCTTACACCGATATAAAGCCAGTAGAGTTTGACACTAATTCTCTTTTTACTGTTCTAATGGGTATGCTCGGACTTGGAGGTTTAAGAACTTTTGAGA